TTATATTATATTTTTATACATTACTTTAAAGTAGTTGTTTTCTCTTTCTCCTGTAGGTATAAGGCTATAATATATACCCGTAGTTTCTTCTTTCTCTAGTACTTCTAATATACTTAAGTTAGCTTCTAATAAATGATTATTTCTTTTATCTACAGATAAGCTAAGAGCATCATCATATTTATATTTAAGTTGATACTTAGTGCAATCATTTAAATTCATAGGTATATCATCTACTTGTTTTATTTCAACGTTTCTCCATGTTTCAGCTAGTTTAGTTTTAAATCTTATATAATGAACCTTTGGTATTATAAAATAGAATTGTATATCATCTTTTGTTATATGCATATAATAGGATACTTTTACTTGAGGTGTTATAATTAACTTCTTATTTTCTACTTTTATAAACTTATTAAGTTGTAAATACATTTGATTTATCATAGTTGCAATAGAATCGGTTGAATTGTTTTTAGTTGATTTTGCAGGTACAAGTTGAACCGTTACATATTCATTTTTCTTAATCTCGAAATACTTATCTATAGAAATTGATTGAACTTTATTTTTAAACACCTAGAACCACGCTCCCCAATATTCTAATTATTATATAGATTGCTGGTGTTATAATAGCTATATTTTTACCTTTTTTACATCCACATATATATAGAAGTAAACCTATTACCCCTGCTATAACACATACCCAGTAACTACTTAATACTATAGTTTCGGTAACACTTAATAACCACTCTTGTATTAATTCCATGGGATTTAAACTTTTAAAGAATCTTTCTAACATAACCGTACCTCCCTAAAATTTTATACCTTGGAACATACTAAATAATTGAGGGTATATAGATATGAATACATATCCTAACAAATACATTAATCCTGAGTTTATTGAATTTTTCATATTTCCACCATTTATTAATGTTGTAACCATATCTTTAATTCCCATAGCTAAACATCCCCATTTAGCAAAACTCATTAACATATTTAATATTTGATTTCCTACTCTATCTAAACTAGCTTCAAATCCATTAGCATATATAACGATATCAAAGTGTAGCATTATAGCAGTTATTAAAACTAATCTTGCATAAGCTAATTTATTTCTTTTTATATGTTCTATTACTTTATTCGCTATCCCGATTTCTTTATTATTAAAACTGACCTCTTTAACCAACTCAACTTTTTTAAATTCCCTAACCTTTACAACTTTCTCAAATACCATTTCTTTAACTGTATTTCCATTTACTAATATTTTCATTGCATAATCCCCCTTTAATTTGCAAATAATAATTTTATAATCATTTATCTTGGAGGTTAATTATGATACCATCTTATCTTATGTGGTTTGGTGCTGCAGCATTAATTGATATTGTTCAGAAATCAATTTTCTAAAAGGAATTTTAATATTTTTATAGAAATAATTAGAGAATTATGTTTTTATAATTCACTTAGCTTTGAGCTCTATGGATGGCAGTCCTGGAGCTCTTTTAATTTATTCATTACTAGATAACTCTTCTTCCATTTTTTCTCTTAAAACAAATTTTATATAATTGCTTTTGCTACCATATTTTTTAAATTTATCTTGTAACCAATCAAATAAAATCATATCGTCTATATCTGTAGTTTTAAAAGAAACTGGAATTACTTCTGGTTTATATGCCATACTTACCTCCTTTTATAAAATTGAATAAGATTTATCAATCTTAGTTAATATTATGCAACCTTAACTAAGAACTTGCCTGTCCGTTTCAAAAAAATAAAAAAGACTAGGATTTCTCCTAGCCTAGTCAATTTGCACATCGTAAGATTTTAACTCCCCAAAGTTTTCATCTAAAATAACTAACTTCCCTTCTAGATTTTTTAGATTATTTATATCTTCGATATTAATAAAACTCATCTCTCCGTTTGCCTTTTTACCAGGTGTAACTTCAACACTAAAAACTGGTTCTTCCATTGTTCCGTCTATAGAAGTATCTCTTGATTGAACAATTATCTTTTGATCTGATTTATTTTCTATTAAAAATTTAAATTTAGGACCAAATATTTCATCGTTAACTTTTTCTAGAACTGAAATTTTAGCTGTATCATCATCTACTAAAACCACTTCTTCTTTTTTCTCTTCTTTAGCCGGTGCTTCACTTGTTTTCTTTTCTTCTGTAGAAGTTGCGTTTCCTTTTTCAACTTTCTCTTTTTCAGGAGTTGAACATCCTACTGCCATTACAGATAATACCCCTGTCATTAATATAATTCCTAATTGTTTTTTTAATTTCATAATACTCCTCCATTTTTATAAGTCTATAAATATTGTCTAAGTCATAAACATTATACAACATAGTATTTGTAATATTTTGTCAATTCTTGTTATTCTAATTATTTTTTTCATAAAGTTTATTTTTAATTAATTTGGACACTATCATAATTGAGGTGACCGAATGATATCAATGTTACTAATACCTATAGGTATACTTATCTATGGTGTAATTAAATTATACTTAGATCTTAATGATTTTTAGACATAAAAAATAAGGAGTACTCAAGCCAATGAGTACTCCTTATTTTACTAGCAATATGATTTGCATATTTTTTATAGGTTAAATTAAGGATTTTAGTTAATCTCCTATACATATTGATAGAAGTATTAAGCTAAAATAATTTTACTTAAAAAGTAATTCCTTAATTGTGTTAAATACAGTTAAAATTAAAAGCCAGTTTTCTAAGATTTCAGCACACACTCTCCATTGGGGCGAATCTAGAAACTTCTTTGCATTATCTAGTATTATCTTCATAGATTACTCTCCTTTTATCATATTGCAATTTACAAATATGAATAGAAGAATAAACATAATACACATCTAACCTATATATAAATATATATTTATAATCAATGGATTTTATTACATTACATTGACTTCTAAATCAATTTTCATATTAAGATAGTAACTTTATAAATGTTTTATTTATTTTTCTTTAGGTATAAATTTAATAATTCTATTTACTGATAATTACGAATATAAAATAATATTTAGGAAATACTCAAAATATTATTGCTAAAAGAAGGAAATTTATATACCTATGTCGAATAAGGAGTGATATAATGGGTAAAATTATTAATTTGTTTAGGGAGGAAGTACACATGCTAAATGTATTTGATGTTGCACAAGCATTATTAAACATTCAGTCTATGAGTAATAAAAAACTTCAAAAATTATGTTATTATGTTCAAGCATGGTATTTAGCACTAAATAGGGAACCTCTATTTGAAAATTCATTTGAAGCATGGATTCATGGTCCTGTTTGTCCTGAATTATATCACAAATTTAAAAACTATGGATTTACAAAGATACCTCAGTCTAATGATTTACCAAGTTCTATTGCTAATGATGAATATTTAAATAACTTTATACATAATGTTTTTGAAATGTACGGTGATATGTCTGGAGATGAGCTTGAAGAGTTAACTCATCAAGAATTTCCTTGGTTAAATGCAAGAAGAGGTTTGGATGGTTGGCAAAGTTCCAATAATATAATTTCATACGATGATATGATTGAATATTATTCAAATTTATATGATAATTAGGGGGATTAATGGAGGATTTTGTACTTAATTTAATTAATTTTTTTACAAAAAATATAGAGGTTAGACATTTAGTTTTTTTAATAATAGGAATTTTTTTAGGGGTATTAATAAATAATAAAACTAGTTTAATAAGAAGTTTAAAGAAAAATCCCATAGAAATTATAATGGGATTTTTTATATTCATAATAGTTATGTCTCAATTTACTTCCACTTCAAAAATTAAGGAATATTCCTTTGACTTATTAAACTTCACATGCAATGTTGCTTTTGCTTGGATGATGACCAAGTATTCAGTTAAAAATGATTATGAATCTAAGCAAAAAGAAATTGCATCAATGGCTTATAGTTATAGTTTAAAATGTGAAAATAATATAGATTATGGGATGAAAATTTGCGATATGGCTGAAAAGGAATTATCTAAAAACGATTGTGGGAAAGGTAATTGCAAACTTAGTAATTACCTTTCCAGAGTTAAAGATACTCTTATTTCTTCTAAAAATGACGCTTCTCAAAATACTTTAAATTGGTCATTAAAAATATCAACAGAAATAAACTCTATGCAGAAAATGGATAATTTAGCTAGTGAAATTCAACATCTTGAATCAGATTTGCAAACTATAGATCCTGATTCTCTTGATTATCAAAAACTAAAGCGTAAAATATCTAAAAAACAAAAGGAAATAAAAAATATAAATCAAACTATTTCTCCAGAAATAAAATCCGCCATAGAAAGCGTTCACTCTGCAAAAAATGATAATATTCGTATAATTGAAAAAAGTATAGAACAAGAAACTGCTAAACATTTTTATGAGGGACTAAAAGATAAAGCATCTAAGTTAAAACCCCGTGAAGATAATACTTCTTCCGAAGGTACTGCATAACACTAAATCAAATTACTAAAAAAAGGAGAACTCGGTTTACGAGTTCTCCTTTTTTTAGTAATACGTAATTTATCTAGTTATTAAATAAGCATCTTTAAAACCTTTTTACTTTGCTTCTTTTAGTATTATTTCATATTTAATTACTTTTCTTTCTCATAAGTACACCACCAACCAGTTACTTCTTTTAATGCTTCCATTTCTCTTTTAACTCTATCTTCCCCAGTGAATCCACCAGTACGTATTCTAAAGTTTCCAGGTTCAAATTCTTCTAACTCTAAATACCAATTAGTTATTCCGTATAGATGTTCTAGTTTTTGTTGTGCATTTTCCTTGGATCCAAAGCCACCAGTTATTATATTGTAAACTGTAACATCTTGTACAGGAGGAGCGTCATTGACTTTAACCCCTAAAAAATTGCATATCCCATCAGCTATAGCAAGTGCCATTTCATTTTTCTTAGCTTCTATTAAATTGGTATCTTCCGTATTAGATATAAAACCTAATTCAACCAAGCAAGCTGTCATATTACTTTCTCTTACAACATGATAACTTTTTTCCTTAACACCTCTGTTTATAGTAAAAAGCTTATCGTTAAGTAATTCATTTTGAACACAGTCGGCTAGTTTTCTATATTTAAATTTGTAACAGAACGTTTCTAAGCCTTTAGCTGCTTTATTATCAGCACTATTACAATGTATAGATACAAAAGCATCAGCACCCCAGTTATTAGCATCAGTCGTTCTGTAAGATAGAGATTTAAAAGTATCATCAGTACGAGCCATTTTAACCTCTATTCCACGATTCCTAAGTATGTCAGTTATTTTCTTACAAACTTCTAATACTATGTTTTTCTCTAGTACATTTCTAACTCCTACCGCTCCGCTGTCATTACCGCCATGCCCTGGATCTAAATAAACTTTTTTACTCATAAGTATTACCTCCAATTATTTTAAATTTTTGTATATAAAAAGATCTGTACTAAACAGCTCCATTCATCTTATTTTTTATTTCATTAACATCTTCTTTTATATCTTCGACTATATTTATCTTATCTGCTAAATCTGATATTATAGTTTGGTTTTTAGCTATGGTTTCTTGATACTTTACTTCTCTTTCCTTACTATCCTTTTTAGTGTCTAATAGCAAGTATACAAATAATACTGCGAATATACCTTGTGATACTATTAAATCTAGAGTTACTTTCTCCATATATTCCTCCTTTATTTTAGATAATTTAAAAGGCTAGAATTTATCTAGCCTTTACTAACTCATTTACAATATTTTCTAAGTTTTTATTTTTTTCATCTTGTTCTTTAACTTTTTTAAATAATATAGTGACAAGCTTACCCAAATCAGCACTATTTTCATCTAGCATTATTTCATCTTTATTAGTTACACTTGAAACATCAAGATGACCTATTTCTCCAACATTACTAGCAGATTTGAAACACTTAAATTCAGACTTAACGACTTTTATTTCATCGAATATATCTTTACTTTCTATTGGCATTCTATTCACATCAAACAATTCAATATCTGACCTTGAATTAATCACAGAATACCCAACAGGAGCACCAGTTATAGGGTGTCCGTTCATACGTATAGGGCAACCCATTGTCATTTCCTGGTCATCCCCATGCAGTGTCATAAGGTTTAAATCTAAACTACCACTTTTTGCACAAAACTTTAGCTTTGGTGTACTAGATGCAACTTGTGGCGTATAAAGAAACTTTTTAAACAAAGGAACTTCATGAAATACACAAGGCAATGATTGAAAGTTTATACCACGACCGATAGTTCCGTATGGAGTATTGTATAAATCGTAATAAGCTAAAGTAACGATAGGGTTAACTGCAAAATTTTCCTCATCGTTCAAACTCGAAGTATTTCCTAATGCTAAATAATGCGAACTTCCAGCCATAGAGAAGTTAACACCTCGATATTCCGGTCCCATTATTCCGTCACCACTAATAAACCCTAGTAAATGCCCATTGTCTGGGTGATAAATGTGATAATTACCTCTTTTCATAGAAACTTTTGTTCTTCCTAGAGTGTCAGACAACTCAAATGCTTTTGACGTTATTCTACTGATTGATCCATCTTCGTGTTTCATACCCATTCCAGTTATATCAAAATATACATCTCCTACATAATTAGCTGATTCGTTAGGCTTAAATGGATACAAAATTGAACCTTCATAACAACATACTTCTCCAATTCTGAATGTAGCACCTTGAGGTTGATAATTTTCATTGCCAAACATTACATAAGCAGGACCAGTAAATTCAGCTTTAAATGTAATTGAAATCCGCTTGTAATAATTGCTAACATCCCCTAAAGTTACATCATCAATCCTTTGCTTTCCTACATATTGACCGTCCCTGTATTCCATTAAGTAGTTGTAATTTAAGGCATTGATATTTCCACTTACAAGACATCCTACTGTATAAGTAACCCCTTTAGATACATATATCTCCGGAGTAATTATCCCAAAACTCGATCTCGCACCTACATAATCAGTCACTACATTATAGAAACGTTTATTGTCCGCAATTGATATCGAAGGTGTTCCTTGCCAAGGTGACCAGAATTTAGCCCCTCCCATAAGGTCGCCATTTGGTATCATTTGAACTCCACCAGTTTTACTTATCTGCAATCTTAATTCTTCACTATTTTGTATAACTTCAGTTTTAGAAGCAAATTGAGAATTGGCACTATCCTTAGTGTAAAACTCGGTGCTAAAAACTCTCTTTAAAGCATCGGGAGTAATTTGTTCTTCAAAGCTATTAACCTTAGTTGCTATTTCATTTGCCTTTACATCTAAATCCTCAAATGATAAATCAAAGTCAGAAGGTTTGTTGCCATGTTCAATCATAATATCTGTTATATAACCAGTAAATTTAGTACCTTGCTTTGCATATATTTGAATATTTGTCATGCCATCTCTATTACTTCCAGCCCCGGGAGGTAGTTGAATAGTGTATCTAATCCATTGATTCGTAGCGGTAATATTTAATTCTCTATTTTCAGCATCTATAACCCCAGTAGGATCAATCATTAAAGTACATTGAGTTTTTGAATAAATATCAAGGCTTATTATAAACCCTTTTTTTCGATTTACAGGAACTTCTTTAAGTTTTATATACTGAGTTTCATTCCAATTACCTATATCAGTCATTTGCAATACACTTTTACCATCAAACCATCCAACCCCTATAACTCCAGGAGCAGACGTATTCATAAGTTGATGTGGGTCTAAAGTATTAAGAAAACTTGCATTTCTAAGGTAATTTCTACCTCCTATATCCAATCCATCTATTTTATTTGTAACATATGGAACACTTGCAACATCTTGACCTCTTGTCTTTATATTATTACTATCTATTACAACATTCCCAAAGCTATCAATATCAAACGTTCTCTTGCCATTACCATCAGTAACCGAAAGATTTTTAGCATCTATCCAATGCCCTTTAACTATGCCAGCTTCCATATAATCAGCACTAAATATATTAGTAACTAAATTTCCTACGGCTAGACTTGAGAAATACTTGTCAAAATCATCAGCCTTTTTAGTAGTGACAGTTACTTGAGGACTAAAATCTGTTCTTTCGCCATGTGTATTTTTAGCACATACTCTAAAATACCATGTTTCATTAGGTTTTGCTTGAAATAAGAAGCTTGATGTCTGGCCTTCATGTATTAAATCAAAAGTATTAGGTGTAAAATCTTTAGTCTTAGAAGCATATACCTCATATGTATAATAGACTTTATCTTCATAAGTCCAACTTAAATCTATACTTGCAAATCCCTTTACAATTGCTGTTAAAATTGGAGTAGGAGGTAAAGTATTAGGAAATGTTTGAGGCGTATTCCCTATTATATCTTTTACATCCTCCTCGGTAAGCTCTGGGGTACTTGAAGTATTTCCACCTATAATATCTCCTAATGTAGTCCTAGGCTCCCCAAGTTCCATACTTATATATCTTTCTTTTATAAAGTCGTATTTATATTTTATAACCTTGGCTTTAGTGTTTATATTAAATCTAGGATCTACTATTGTAACAGTATCACAAAGACTTATCTTATCCTCTACACCTTCATATCCAACACATTTACTTAAAGGTATAAAGTTTATTTTGTAGTTGCTGGCTGGAATATCTCTTTTATTTATTTTAAATTCATCTTGACATAGTTTATTTAAAGCTTCTTTAGTTGGAATTGCCCCATCTTTAAATTTGTCAGAATAATCCCTTCTACCTTCTACACTTATATAAGGATGTGAAAAGTTATTTATAAATGGAGAATCTATCCAATCCGATTTTATAACAACTTCTTCCTCGCTACCACTTGGTTTATATTTAGCAAATCCACCACAACGAGTTTCTAACCCTTCTAAATCAACAACAAGTTCAAATCCAGTTAGATTCTTACCATACTCAATAGTAACTTCGTTGTCATGACCTCTTTTATTAAGCACATGAATATTTTTGCCATCTCTTAATATTTCAGCCCCAGTACCATAAGTATCGATTATACTTCCTTCTTTTCCTGCAATAGCATTTAATATATTGACATTATCTATTGCAAAGTCTTGGGCATTTACTATATCTGAATATCCTCTAAAGTCTTTACTAAAGTGTGAGTTCCTAAATAAAGTGTTTAAAGCATACTCACAACTAGCATTAGGAAGATTTATATTTTCTACATGGTCATTAGCTAAATCAAAACTTTCATGTCTTGCAAATACAGTTACAATATCATCTATAAACTTTTTAGTACTGTAAATTCTAAATTTCTGATTCCCTTGTTCATCGTTTGGTTTTACCTCTACAAAATTCTCCTCAATTAGTTGGTCGGCAAGCGGATATCCATTCGGATACTCAAACATCAAATCAAACATTCCGTTTCTTTCTTCTTCTACAGAATATGAATCATCTAATATATAATCCAAATCACCTAATTTAACCAAACCTGTTTTATCATATAATATGGCTTTAGAGGTTGACATTATAGGCTTAGCAGGTACTATAATAGCAGAGTTTCCCTCAACAGTATTAACTCCATCAAAAACCTTTAATGTTATATTATGGCTACCTTCTTTAAGTCCACTACCTCTATATGTATGTATACCGTTTTTTATATCAGAAGCTATTACAGAATACTCTCCGTTGTCTATTTTTAAACTAACTTGCATATTGTCATTTTCGTTATCTGAAAGTGTATATTTAATTGAATATTCTCCATTATAATTTGCATCTGTGCTATTTATAGTTATAGATGGAGGAGTATTTACAACTGGAACTTCATTAACAGTTACCGAAAAGGTATTAGATTCTGCAATTTGACCTTTAATATCTGTAACCTTTACTTTACAATACTTAATGCCTACTGCATCAAACCTAAGAGTAAAATAATAAGTATCTCCAATTGGTGTTGGCCATAACTTAGACCATTCAGTGCCATTGTAAAATTCATGGTTAACTATTTCGTTATCATCTACTGCAATATACGAAAACTCTATAGGCTTTCCAATTTCAACGCTTACATTTGAAATATCTTGGCTTATAGTTGGTGGGTTATCAACTACCGGTGGAGGTACAATAGCTTCTTTTTTAACAACCGTTATCCCGCCAGTAAATCTCCCATAAGTGCCATCACTATAATTAACATCTACAACAGAGATTTCATTTACCCCTTCTGCAAAATCGGAATTAGCAAATGTTATAGTTTTAGAAGTAAAGCTTTTAGCATATTTCCATTCTTTAATCATTGCTATAGCCCCAGTAACTTGCTTTGATGATGTATAACTAATAACTAAATCTTCCTCACCATTTATAGTGTATTCCGTTGGATTTATTATAAAATCATCATTTAATAAATATGGTCTATTTTTTGATATTTCACTTTCTATCAATTACCCCACCTCCTTAGCACTAAATTGAAATTTAAGACTTAAAACCCCTTTTATAGTTTCTTCTATATCATAACTCCCAGGCATAACTATAGCTTCATATTTTGTAGCGTCGTCACTAAAAGTTAAAGGCTTATACTTAACCTCTCCGCACAGCCAGTTATTTATATTTTTAATCACTAGGCTAGCATCCGATCCATTACAATCAACTTTACCCTCTACTGATATAATTTTATTTTTCTTCCTTTTGTTATCTATAATTAAATCCCCGCTTCTCCCTGGAACCTCTTTTAATTCAAAGTCTAATTCAAAAGGTTTTAAATTATCAGCTTCAAACCCATACTTAAAAGAAGTGCTAGAAGTAGCACCATATGTAAAACTTTTAAGTTCATTTATATTTTTATACCACTTCATTTACACACCTCCAAAAGCACGCTTCTCGCGTTTAATTTTATAAATAACTCTATCTATTACTTCATCTGCAAATTTATTAGCATTTTCTTTTGATTCTGCAACAAGTTTATCAACTTTAAATTCAAAATTAAAGTTTTGTGTAGGAGCTTGTTTTTTCTTATCCTTTACTCCTAAATTTAAGTCGATTTTATTTGGTATAGTAGATGTTACATAAGAAGCTATATCATCACTTCTAACTAAGTCATAAGCTTGCATAATATCCGAATTATCCCTAGTTAAAGCGAAAGCTTGTGGCATCATAGGTTCATAACTTCTAGTCCTAGCGGCGTTTTTAACACTTGCAATTTGATTTAAAGCAGCTTGAACACCATGTACTTTAATTTGAACATTCCCAGTAATAGTTCCGCTTAATGCTGATTTTATTCTGTTCCAGTCAGCTATTACCTTAGATGTCATTTGAGAACTTGAACGAGTAGTTCCGTTGTATAAATCTGTAAAGTGTTGTTTCCCTTGGCTTGCTAACTTTGAGAAACTTATATTCATACCATTATAGATATCCGATCCAGCTTGTCGCATTGCTTGTACTGATTTTTGCATATTACTTTGAACATCCTTAGGTATTTTCCCGGACTCATCCATTACAACCCTAGAAGTTTTTTGCATATTTTGCGACATTTCTTGTGCTGCTTTCTTTGAATTATCTCCCATATCCTTAGCCATTTTATCAGTATTAGTTTTGGCTTTATCAGCAGCTTCTTTAGTTTCTTTGTCAACGCTATTTTTCTGCTGACTTAATTCTCTAGTAGTTGTCATTGTAAGGTTATCCCAGGCCCTATTCCCTATTTCTTCTATCTTTTTATTATGCTTATCCCAGGCATCTTTTACAGTAGCACCCCCAGGACCATCAATCATAGCGTCTAAAGTGTCAAATAATAATCCACCTTTTGCAAGTATATTATCAACTGTTAAGTTCCATATACCCGCCATAAATTCACAAACTCCACCTATAACAGTACCAAGTCCTCCGAATTTATCTTGAAGGAAACTTAAGGCACCTTCACTTTCCCCAATTTTAGCCATCATAAGAACTAAAGCCCCAGTTAAAACTGGACCTATTACACCAGCTAATCCAGCGGCAGCTGCACCGGTCCCACCAAATATTCCACTTAAACCTTGAAAAGCAAAACTTGCACTACCTACAAACTGAATAAGATTTCCAACTATCATCAATACTGGACCTAAAGCAGCAGCTATTAATCCAGCCTTTACTATAAAATCTTTTGTTTCCGGGCTTAACTCTTGAAACTTTTGAACTAACCCTTGTAGCCACTCAACAAATTGCTGAATGTATGGAAGTAATTGTTCCCCTATGCTTATCCCAACTTCAATAAAGTTATTTTTTAAAATCTCTAGCTTAGACTTAGTCGTTTCATATCTTTGGTTAGCTTCATTTACAAGGGCGGTATTTTCTTTCCAACCTTCTGCCCCTATTTTTAAAGCTTCTCCAAAGACATCATGGGCATTAGCAGCACGAAGGATGGTATCTCTTAGCCTAACTTCTTCTATTCCCATATCAGCTAAGATCCCAATTGCTGATTGCCCTCTTTCTTCCGCAGTCCCTAAACCTTCTAAGAAAGCCATTATTGCGGTTGTAGCATCCTCCTGGAAAGCTTTTTTGAATTGCTCGCCACTCATACCAGCTACATTTGCAAATTGTTCTAAAGATTCTCCACCTTTTTCGGTAGCAAGTTGCATCTCAATCATCAATTTAGAGAAAGCACTTCCACCCATTTCGGCTTCTATACCAACAGAACTTAAGGCACCAGCAAATGAAAGTATTTGGTCTTGACTTAATCCTATTTGAGTACCAGCAGCACCAAGTCTTAATGACATAGAAACTATATCCTTTTCAGTAGTAGCTAAATTGTTACCCAAAGCAACCACAGTAGATCCTAATCTATCTATATCATCCATACTCATTTTAGTTACATTGGCAAATTTAGCTAGTGATGTAGCAGCTTCTTCCGCACTTAAATTAGTAGAATCTCCAAGCATAACCATAGTTTTAGTAAAGTCTAATATGTCCGGAGTTTTAATTCCTAACTGTCCTGCAGCTTCCGCAACTCCTGCTATTTCTGTTGCAGCCGTAGGCATTTCCTTTGCCATATCCCTTATACCAGTTTCAATTTTCTTTAAATCTTTTTCAGAAGCATCAACCGTTTTTCTAACACCAGCAAAGGCACTTTCAAAATCAATTGCAGCTTTAGAACTTGCAACACCAACGCCAGCTAAAGGCAAAGTTACCCCAGTGGTTAATCCTCTACCTACACTTGACAAAGTGCTTCCCAATGCTTTAAATCTATCCCCAGCCGACAATGTAGAATCATTGAAAGTCTTAAGTCCAGCAGTTACACCTTGCATACCACTTTTAAACTTACTTGCATCTAAATCAATATAAGCAGTTGCAGTACCTAAGTTCATACTCATACCTAACTACCTCCTTTCTGCTTTAATTGTTGTGCTAAGTTAAAAGATAAACTTCTTTCTTCTTCGATACTAAGTTTTTCATCTTCCCACTTAGGCTTATTACCTTGTTCTAACTCATTTGAAATATACATACAAGCTTCATCAAAACAAAATGCTATATAATCATCATCGATTCTAGCTATTTCAGAAGGTAGTTTTTTATATTTAATTGATTGATTAATAACTCTTAATATCTGCTTACTGGTTACGAAATGATTCTAAAGCTTTTACACCACCTTGCGAATAAGTCAATATCTCCATTAATTGAACCTCTGTTAAATTTATTCCTTCTTTCTTTAAGGCTTTAAAACTTGGTTCAACAAGGCAAGCTTCTGCTAATACTTCCATCATCCCTACCATATCCTTTAAAAGTTTAGCATCTTTAGTAGCTTTAGTAGCTAACTCGGGAGTTTTCCCGCTAAACATTTCCATTGCTACATTTAAAAGAGCATTAGGAACTTTCCCATAACTTATTAAGTACATCATACTAGGTTTTTGAAGCTTAACTACAAACTCCGTTCCATCCTCAAAGGGACTTAATTTTACTATTTCATGTTTTTTCATTTGTTTTAATGTTTCTAAGCTTGTTATCTCCATGTATATTTCCACCTTTCTTATATAAAAAAATAGACTAGGTTTCCCTAGCCTTTACAATTAAATTTTAACCTGGCAATTTATCAACTACTTGCATAGTATACGTTGCTTGGCCTCCAGAAGGTCTTGATCTTACAGTGAACTCACTAGCAAAGAACTCGTTAGCTTTAAACGCAAAGTTAACTAAATCACCTACACAATTAGTATAAGTTGTCTTTATATACTCACCAGTAAATCCATTTTCTGCATATATCTTAGTATAAACAGCAACTTCATTTATTGTAACTGGCTTTAAAGCCCCAACATTAGGTCCTACATATTTTTGACCATTTTCAGAAGAATCACCAGGAGTATGTACTCCGCCTTGTAATGCCTTCATAAGTTTAGGTCTTATAGCATTATCTTTAAACTTAAGATTATACCCCTTTATTATAGTTGGGGCTTCATCTGATGCCTTTAATTCCCCATTAACTATTAATTCAACTTTTTCACCTTCTACTATTTCAGGCTCTGCTTCGTATTCGTCAGCAGTATCTATCCTTATTGAATCTAATGTAACTAAAGCTATATCCTTTGTAGGTAAAAATTCTTTATCTGCTGATATTACTCTCGCACTTGGCATTAAAACACCCTCTTTCTTATATTTTTATAGCTTAATATTGTCATATAAGCTTCTTTCCCATCCTCCGTAATTATCGGATATGGTGTAAAATTATCATCATAAGTCAATTCAGTCATAGCCACTTTTACTGAAGTTATAAAATCTTCCATTTTGCTATACTGACCGATTGGATAATACAATAACAACTCCACTTCTTCCTCAAGTAGGATATTACTTAAGGCTCGTGGAGTATTATTTTTTATAACTATATATTCTTTTTTACAAACGCCCTCATGCTGCCCTATTGAGTAACAATCAAAGCCCTTTGCTTTTAAATGTTTATATATTGCCTTAAACATATTAACACCTACTTAAATATTTTATCTAAACCACTTATAGCTTTAGGAGCTATCGCCTTAACCGTAGGTTCTAGTATCGCATATCTTCTTTCATTGCACATTTCAAGATATATCCCATAACTAACACCATGCGATATATTGCACCTTACTTTATATCCAATAAACTCACTATCACCTTTTAATGATCCTCTAGCGTGACCAGTCCTATCTTGCCAAGGTCTATTGCTTTTTGCGTACGATTCCATTTGTTTTGATACGCTATAACCATAAACTTTTAAAGCAGCTAGAGTTTTTGTCTGTTTTTCTATTATATTTTTAGCTATATTCCCCATATCTAATTTAAAACTACTCATATTAACACTCCTTCAAAAGCATATCAAAATAGATATTCATGTTATTGCAATTACCTAAGTTAGCGATGGAGTATTTTTTATCGTTTAAAACAAAATAATCCCCCTCTTTAATCAAGGCGGATATTTGATCGTAAACTAGCATTAAGAAATATTGCTTATCTCTTTTAATTTTACCCCCATCCGTTGTGATTTGTGTAATCATTGTGTTTCCATCATGCCAAAACCCAACTATCTCACATACAACAAAAGGGCTCATAGGCTCTCCAAACTCATTTTTATTTTCTCTCAAAATAGTTACATGAGTTGGGCAACTTTTTATAACCTTCTTTATTCTAGTCTTTATCTTATTCTTTTGAAGCACTATAAACACCTGCTTTCATTTGGCTTATACATAGCAGCTATTCTTTTCCACTGACTACCATTATTTGGAAGTGATAACCCACCAGGTAGCGTTATACTATCATCTTCTGCTTTCATTAAAGCTAACTTATAAGTAGTTTTATCTAAATCATTATCAAACATTTTAAGGTAATATGCTAATTCTTCATCACTAAAAAAGGGAGAAGATTCCTCCCTTAATCTTAATTTAAGTTCGTTTATTTCTCCCATATTTACACCTATGCTTTCTCTATAAGTTCTATTAATTCAGCTTTAGTCATTGAAGAATATCCCTCTAAGCCTTTTTCTTTAGCTATAGATTTTAATTCATCAACTTTAAACTTCTTTAGATCCTCATTTTGTGGGGCTTCCACATCTTCGATACTTGAAGCTAATCCTGTGCTAGAGAGCAGGTTTTAATACTGCAAAAGCATCGTCTTTTATAGGTAAATAAGCTATTCTCATAGTAGCTTTTATTGCTATCATGTCATTTTCTGCTAATGATAATGGTTTTCCATCTCCCATTGTTACAGATTGTAAAGTAGCTTCTTTTAATATTTCAAACTCTATGCCTTCTCTTATACCAACTATGGATTTTGACCAGTCTCCACATAATATTTCAGCGTTTTCTTTATTAAAAGCACCATTTCTAACAAATGATAAAGGTAAATCATATAAAGAATTTTCTTTCATTCCTAAAACCGCTAATTGATTTCCGTTAGCATCTCTTAAATTTCTTATTTGTCGTTTTAATCCGTAATGACCTACAAATCCGTTAGGATCATAGTTTTTATCTTCTAATTTACCCATTACATCTGATATATCTAAATCTAATGATTGTGAATCTCTAGTTACAACATTACTTGAACTTGTGGCAACTCCTAATATATTCTTAGTGAAAGGAGAATCAGTCCCAAATAAACAAGCCTTATCTATAGTTGTATAGAAAGCTTCTGCTATTTGAGGCTTTAACTCATTGAAAACATCTATAGTTGTATCATTTAATTTTTCTCTAGTAACTGGTATTATTACTGCTATTTTCTTAGCTTGCATTTCTGGGAATATCCAAGAAGCTTTTGTAGTCTTTATTCTTTCTGTTTCTCCTACCCAGTAAGCACCTGGTTTATCTGCCCACACTTGGAATTTCATAGTATCAGACTTCATAGGTTTAACATCTGATAATTGAAGTATTGAAGAACCTCTTGCGATTTCATCCATTATCCCAGGAGCAACCTCAACTGGAACAAACCCTTTTAAATTGTCTTTTAAATAATTAGTATCCGCCATATTTAAACACCTTCCTTTTCTTATTTTCTTAATTGATTATTTTTAATAGCATCCATAAAACTTGATTGACTATTATTACCACCTAAGTTATTATTGTTACTTCTTCCAAAGTTACCAAGACCTCCAGTATTTTGAGGAGTTAGATTTTCAAATAAATATTTTTTATTTTCTTTTAGTGAGTTTAACTGCTCCTCTAATCCTGATATCTTTCCTTCTTCTAACTTTAATTTTTCTTTATCTAAATACACTTCTAAGGCTTTACTATCTATGCATCCAGCTTCTTTTAACGCTTCTCTTAATGAATAACCAAAATCTTTATCTATAGATTCTTGTTGAAGCTTTTCTATGGTTTTTTCATGCTCTTCTATAGTTTTTTGTAATGTTTCATTAGCTTTATTATTCTTTTTTAAATCTTCTATCGTTGTAGTAGCTGTTTTAAGCTGAGTTTCAAAATCTTCTTTTTTGCTTTTCATTTTAGAATATTTTTCATCTGCATTTTCCAATGAAGTTTCATATACTTTATTTTCTTTCATTGATGTAGTTATTTGATTTATCTGTTCATCTGATAGACCTTGAGTTTTAAGTATTTCTATTAATTTCATCATATCCTCCTTAATCAAAGTGTTTGATTTGTTACAATAAAAAAAGAACTTATAAAAAGTCCTTGCCATATTCTTCAAACCATATATCTAATTTTGGACTATGCCATCCATCTAGCCAATCTCTAAGTTCCTCGCCTATTTCGTCGAGTTCTTTTTCTAATACTGGAATAGTAGTACACATTCCATTTGGATGATCCAATGGTAAATCATTAATTTTATAAATAACTCCATTTCTGCTATTACATAGTTCACAAGTTCTATGGCTATTTGAAGTTAACCATCGAATACCTGTTACAAATGGATTTCTCTTACAACTTCTTTTTTGAGCTTGCTGAAAAGCATGACTGACAGCAGTTCTAGCTAATCTTTGTGCATTATAATCTACTTTTTTACCAGCATTGGGATATACTCTTGACCATTTCCAAGGCTTACTAAGCTTTGGATTTACATATATCTCTAAATCTTTAGCTATTTCATATATTGATTTTTTATTAGCTATGCCTTCTGCAATTATATAATCTATATCTTTATCAAACTTCTGTGTCTGCTTCCAAATCCTTTTACTAAGACCTAATCTATCTTTATAAAGCTTTCCAAATACTATTTCTTCTACAACTTGTTTGGGTATCTTAGAAAACATGCCTGAAAAAGTATCTTTCATATCCAGCCCATACTTATCATTAATTTGCATAAAAAAATCTAGCTGTACATTATTAGCTAGTTCACTTGATTTTTCTATGTTATTTTTAATGGTATTATCAACTTTGTTATGAACTTCTTTTATTTCTTTGAATAGTTCCTTTTGTAGTTCTTCTAAATATCTTTCTGTTAAAGTTTCTGGATTAACCTTCTTTAGTTTTCTAGATAAGTCTTTATACATATCATTGTATATTTGTTTTATCTGTTGCTCCTGTTGTCTAGCTAACTCAAGCTTTTTATTTTGAGCTTCTTGACATAGCCTTAGATAATCATTACTAGTCATTATTCATCATCCTCAAAATTAGTTTCAAACTGACTATAACTATCTTCAAATAAGTGCTTTTCTAGTTGTATTTGCTTAAGTTCTTCATCTGCTATTTCATCAGTTACGTTAGCCCATTTCTTAATATAAGTTTTCCTACTCATTACTTGAGAATTAACTTGTTGCATATCAATAGTTTTTTCATCATCTTCATCTTCTTGTAATGGATATTGATTTTCTACAACTACTTCAAATTCTTCTAGAGTAGGTATTTCAGCTATATTATAAACCTCAGTCATTTCAATAATTGCTTTTATCATCCATTCAAGAGCAGGTCTCCAAGCTTTCATCTTTTCCTCGCACCTTGTAATAAGTTGCCAGTATAAAGCTTTCATAGTCTTGCCACTTGTCATCATGCCTTTTAAATCTTGGTTATTGATTAAAGGTATATTTAAAATCTCATGCATATCTGTCTTAATTCTATTAAGAGTGTTTTCCATCCTAGCATCATAACCGAAATCAGTTTCTACTGTGCCTATTTGAGCTTGTTTACCATCTCCTACTGCTGATGGGTCTGTTGCAACATCCCAATAAGCTCCTGGCTTTAATTTAAAATATTTAGATGCTTCTGGATCTACATCTGTACCATATATAATTCTATTCATACCTTTTCTAAGAGCATCTATATCCTCACTAGATAACTTATTATAAGCAACTCCATTGTCAAATATCTCTTCGACATCACTTTCGCCTTTTAAATCACCTGATAGACCATCATTTAAAATTACATAAGCTGGTATTCCTGTAAGCTTCAAGTCAACATTTTTAGAAGTTATTTTAATCGGGTTGCCATATCCATCATATACACCTTCATTAAGAATACATTTGCCATTAACCATTTCATACTTTTGTTTCCATATCCTCTGTTCATTCTTAACTTCGGCTTGATTGAGTTGATAAAAGAATATAATCTTTTGAAGTTCATCCACTCTATCGTCAAAAGGCTCATAAACGAACTCTAAACTAGGTACAAACATTATTCTTATTGTCTTTGTTGCTTTATCTGCATGAAGCTTAATAGCAACTCTTTTACCTATAAAGCAATCTCTAGCAGCTTTAATAAGCTTATCTTCAAATAGGTTCTTCTTTAAAAGTTTTCTAATATGTTTATTTATGACTTCCGCTTGATCCTTCAATGTATCATCATCAACAATAACTGTGAATGTTGGAGCTTTACCAAACAAAAATCTAGCTTCTTCTTTGATAAGTTTCTTTATATAATTAACCTTCTTTTTGGTTGGCTCATAATCCTCTTCATTAGTTGTCCAACTTTGTCCTAGCCCTTCATATATATCATAGAGTCTTATAATCTCGTTGTGTTCTTTAATTACTTCACTTCCGTAAAGTCCATCAAGCTCAGTCTTTATTATATCTATCACATTCTCACCTCCTATCTACTATTGAACTTTCTTTCTCTTCTATTTCCGATTATTGTATTACAATAGTATCTAATTTGGTCCATACTATGATCGTGTTCTTTAATAGGTTTATCTTCTCCCTTTTTACAAGCTTCATCATCCCAAACATAAGAACTAAACTCTTTGAATGTATCTTTACAACTTTCATCAAAAAATATCTTTAATTCAGTTAATAAACTTGCAACTAACCTTATTCCATCAAGAACACTATTCTTAGCTTTCATAACTTTAAACCCATCTTTTCTTAACTGAGCTATAAAAGAAGCTGCAGAAGGGTCTACTATTACATATTTGACGTTATATTCTTCGGTAAACTCTTTTAAATCACTAGAATATTCTAAGTCTGTCTTTTGAACTCCTGTAGTCCTACCGCTATAATAATACTCTTTAATCATTACATGCTTATTATCAAAAGTTTTCCCCCATAATCCAAAAGAAGTAGGGTTTTGAGTACCATAGTCACATGATATATAATACTCTTTATATTTGTAATTAGAAGCTTTAACAACATGCTTCTCTTTATCAAACATAGAGTATATAATACCTTCTGCAACTACCCAAAGTCCTAAAATATATCTTTGATAGAATATACCAGAGTACATACCTGCATATCTCTTTTTAATCTTTTCTGATAATGAAAGATTATCATTCATTGTAAAATGCAAATATAATATATTCTTTTCTTCTTGTTTATCTATCCAATTAGCTTTAAACCAGTGGTAAGGTCCATCTGGGTTGCAGTTAAACCAGAACTTTGAACCATCAACAGAACAACGACCTGTAGCTTGGTTAACAAATGATTCAGGCATTAATGCAACTTCATCAAAAAAACAACCAGCTAATGTTATACCTTGGATTAGGTCTTGTGATCTTTCGTCTTTTCCTCCGAAAATATAAAAATAGTTAGTAATTTCGCCTTTACTAACTATCATAAGATTATCTGCTCTTTTATCTTCAACTTTATATTTTCTAGCTTTAAGCATTAACTTTAACCAAAATAAAACATTACGCCTAAATGATCCTATAGTCTTCCCACACATACCAAAACTTTGACCATTAAAATTGCTCATAGCCCAAACTACATATGATAAAGACATAGATATTGTTTTACCGCTTCTTATAGCTCCATCTGCTATAATCCCATCTTTATCACTTACTGGACTATTTGGAATCCACCACGTTAAAACTTTCTTTTGTTTCTTAGAAAATGGACTGAATTTTATAGTAGCTTTCTTTACTGTCCCTAAACCTCTACTCGATTTCATTTTAGCTACTTTTTCTTTAAGTTTATTTATTCTATCCTTAATCATCCCAAGCATCACCTACTTGAGATTCTAAAGCACCTATAAATCCATCATCTTCAACTTCATCTTCTTGTCCACCTTGTTTCATTATTTCAAGTTCAAGCTTCATAACTGTTAATTCTAATTTCTGTTCATCTAGTTCAAACTTATGTAATGAATCTATAGCCTTTTGCTTTTTATCTTGAACTCTAGTTAAGGCTTCTTCTATACTTTGGATTTGACCTAAATTAGCTTCATATTCATTAAGTTCAGTGTCCATACCTTTTTCAACACCGCTTTTAGTTGAAACTAATGTCATTTCCTTTTCTTTTAAGAGTTCTATTCTTTTTAACATCCTTCGTTCTCTAACTGTAAGAAGCTGAATCTCTTGCTCTAATAACTTCTTTTTTTCAATTTCTATATTTCTTATTAGATTAAGTTCATCCTCTTCTAAGGTATCAAAGAATATAGTCTCGAACTCTCCTGTTTTAACCGCGTTTTTATTACCAGGCCTTGCTTGCAATGGATATGAATGTTTAGTAAATCTTGACTTATGTTTTTTACTATCTCGTGTCTCTTTATTATCATCATCAAAATGTGCACCCCTTCTATTTTTAGGTGCACCCCTATTTCGTTTTTCATCTGCCCATTTGTAACGCTTTATCCATGACTTTAAAGTATTTATACTAATATCATACTTATCGCAGATTTCCTTTTGTTTAAGTCCTTCGAGATAGTATTTTTTTGCTTCAACCTTTATTTCATCCATACCACCACCTCGCTTGTTTTGTTTGTTTTTAAAAATAGAAAAAGAACTTAATCTAAAGTTCTTTTATAGTTATTTAAAGCTACATACAAATCATAATATTCCATAATTGCTTCTTTTCTTTTTTCTCCTTCATCGTAATCTTCCGGTGTCATTATAACTGTAGTTATATCACCATTTATTTTTTTGCAATTTTCATGTTTACCAGGTTCTAGTCCAGATACTCTTATGAAAATTTTATTATATGTAGATTCCTTTATATTTTCTAAAATATCAATAATTTCAATATCTAGACTCATGCTTAAAGCACTATATATATCATTTACACACTGATTTATTTGTTGTATATTCTCTATTGCATAATCCTTATGCGTAATTTCTTGATTATTCCTAAATACCATTTCAGATCCCTGCTTCAATATAGCTTCAGTATATAACCCTTCAAATTTATATCTATCTAAATTTTCTAAATCAAGTTCTTTTTTTAATACAGAGTTCATTATGCACATAGCAGGCTCTACCATACATTCACAAATAAAATCTAGTTTTCTTTTTAATATCGCACTAGTAATTTTCTTATTACGCTCTTCCGGTATATACACTTGCATTATATAAAAAATTAAACTTCCCATGTACGCTAAACTTAATTGACTAAACAGATTATAAATAAAGTCTGCATGTGGAAATTTTTCAGGCCAATCCATCGTAAGCTCATATGATATAAATATAAATGCCGCTATTATAAATCCTCCAAATAAAATTTTATTACTTTTTATAAAATTTGAAATAGCTTTCATTTGTTCACCTCCTTCAAAATATATAATACTATATTTTCCGAGGATTTTCTTCCTTTTTATCCATTTATCAAAATTAGATTTCTTACATGATCCATACGACTACCTAGCTTGTTTTGTCTATCTTTGGAAATAAAAAAGAACCCTACGAGAGTTCTTTTCATAACTATTGAATATAATAATCTCTAGCATTATTATATTCTTTTTGTTTTTTTTCTACTATTTTTTCTATATCTTTATTTTTTATAGCATAGTCATCTTTAATATTTTTAAATATAATTTTAGCAATATACATGCATATTGTAGATATTAAAATATATACTAATACAGAAAAAATCGAAAATTCTATATCTGAAAATTTAAAAATTCCAATCTGTATACTTCCACTTATTCCTCTAAAATTATATATAATCGTATTTACAAAATCTATAATTGCATATATAGAAACTACTATAGATAAAAAGGTTACTAAATTATATGTATACATTAGTATCATTGTCAATATGCATTTAATATTTTTAGTAGTGCTTCCAATAATATTGCTTGTGATAGGAAAGTTATTTCTATAATCTACTATCAAAATTTTATGCAATAAATCTTTTTCATTGAGATCTACTAAATAAAATATATAACTAGGTATAAAATAATCTTCTAATTTATAATTTTTCTTTATAAATTTAACTGGGTTTACATTGTTATTATCTTTGTACAAAGCTATATATTTTATCAATAGATTTTGAAAATAATCATTCTTCATATCACTAATTTTAACTTCTTTTGTTTTAAAAATAGTAATAATAAATGTTATTATAGATCCTATTATTCCTAAAATTTTTATATAATCAATACTATTCATCGTTCACCTCCAAAGTATAAAATACGGTTACTTTTAAGATTTATTTACCTATTTTTAACATTTATTATTAAAACTTCATATTAACAAAGAGAACTCTATCTCTAAAGTTCTCTTCGTCTTCTTTAAATTATTATATATATGTTCATCAGTAAACTCATCTCTTACCCATCCTTAAACCAATATAAGCTTAAGCTCAACTCGAGTGAAGTATTTGGACTTTACCATGAACCAACCTCCTAGTTTTTATACTTTCATAAAATTCATAAATATACTTATCGGAAAATAAACACTAGTATCAAGTGCTGATCTTGTCATTCCTGATACGTTCTTATATACTACATTTTTCCTAAAACTACCATCTCTTACTCCTACAGGGTGTATAATCCCCTTTGACATTAATTTTATAAATGTCTTTTCTTTTATTCTATACTGAATTATTTGTTTAGCGACTTTTTGAGCTATTTCTTCTTCATCACCCTCAAATTCATCACTTATATTGCTAGGATATAGACTTATAATTTCACCCTCTTTGAATGAATTCTGTTCATAAAACTTAACACATTCTTCAACCTCTTTCTCATAATCATAATCATTTACTATTTCGATAATTCTATTCTGTATATTCATAGAAAATCACACCCCTTTCAAGTATATAATTCTACTTAATTCGAGGGGTTCCTTCTTTTTTTATCAAATTTATCAAAATTAGGTTTCTTACTCATTTCTCTATCAACATCTTTCAAATCACTCGGTAACTTATGGATCATCTTTATTACTTCATCAGCATCTGTCCACTTTTTCATATAATCACCTTTTACTCAAAATAAAAAAGCCAGGTGAGAAAGTCCTGGCTTTTTTCAAATGGATAAGATATTGTTACTAATTAATAAATGTAAGTAGTTTATACTCCGTACCTCTACAGAGTGGCTCTTTGGTATCAGAACCGTAAAGTTATATTCTTTGGTGAGAACAACAAGTTTTGAACTTGTAACTGATACATGAAAGGTATCTGTTTTACCACTTAAACTATATCCTCACGTTGCTAGGGTAAGGGGAATACCCTAGCCATATATTTATATCAAAAGGGGTATTAGGGAATAAAGAAACTAGGTTGTCCTAAGTTCTCTATATTAATATATTACCATGTATATATACACAATGCTTCTTTACTTATTCCTAGACTTTTCCCTCACTTTTCTGTGTTTTTAGAAATCTATCAACCCTTCCATTGCTGTATTTTTTAAATTATAAAAAGGATACATGATAGACATAGATTTATAGATCATATTATCCCTTATAGAGTAATATGTATCTTTACCTACATTCATTTTATCAGCATAAATTTTCCAATCTTTTATCTTTAATTTATATCTAATATCAAACATTTCTAGTTCTTCTTTATTAAAATTATCTTTCGCTCTTTCAATCCTCTTTAAATCTCTTTCTTTTTTAAGCTTATATTTTTCTAAAATTTCTATCTGTTTTTGTTTTTGTAGTATTTCTTTTTCTATAGATGAACTTATATTAGCACTAGTCTGAACTCTTTCTGAATATTCTATAGATCTACACCCTATATAATCTTGCTTTAAAAACTCTATTTCTTCCTCAAAATATCCAATTTCCTTTTTTAAAGATTCGTAATTATAAAATATGCCTTCAACCTTCGAAAATAACTCTTCCTTATCAAGTTCTTTTTCCATTTTTTCTATATCTTTCATAATAATCCCCCTTATCGTCTATGCTAAAGCTTCTATTGTAACTTCTACCCTAGGTTTATCTGCAAAATGCTTAGTAGCTACTAATTCAACTATTTGTGTATCATCCTTATAAGCAACTTCATTTAAGGCATCACATATTATTTTTACAACATTATCTATGTCTGGCTTAATATTAAAAGGTCTTACTTTACCACTTAATTTTGATTCTTTTAGCTTTTTATTATCACTTTTAGCTATTTTATAATAGCAATTTATAGCTATTTTTATAGGACCTTCAAAATATGTTTTGACCTGCGCTCTATACAATAACTTAATATAATTTTCATAAATAACAGTTTGTTCTGGTGTTTTTATTCTTCCATAACTTAATCTTGGTCTTCCTTTACCTTGTGGTTTCCCATCTATTATAAAATTAACTTTCATATCAATCTCCTCAAAATTCAAATTATATATCTAAAATTTAACTATAGCTATTATTTAAATATCCGTATAAAATAGTATAATTTTACCAAATTAACATTCGGAGGTATTTTATGATTTATTTAGGATTAATAGCTTTATTTTTTATATGTTTAATTCTTTTTTCTGTATTTATTGATAGGTTTATACTTTCTAATATAGGCTTCAAAAATATAATTGGTCCTACATTTTTACTTGGATCTTTAAGTGTATTTTTTACTCTTTTACTTGCATGTCTTGATAAAGCCTTTCCTTTTTTATTTGGTAAATCTATTTTATTGGTTTTACTAGTCTATCATTCAATGTCTTTCTTTGTATTAACTGGAATATTTATATTTTTTTCTTTTCTAATTTTCTTCATTGATGCAATAATAAAAAGCAAACTAAAAAAATATAAATTCAGTATTTTTACTTGCTCTAATTACTCTTATTTAAATTTACTTAAAAGTAAAAGATTTCTTACTATATCATTAGGAGTTGCTTACTTTTTAAGTGCAGTGGTAATTTTATTTCCTATTCCAAATATGATTCTTGATCTTATTGGAACTAATAAAGATCTAGCTAATCATGTAAGTTCTGAAATTGAAACTTATAAAAAACTTTTTATATTTTCTTCTATCCCTATTCCTTTTACCTTAATAAAGCGTAAATAAACGTTGCTTAGCTATTATCAAAATAAGTATTTTAATGCATTTTGATAATAGCTATAAAGATTATTTCTTAGTCATGCATCCACATTTAGAGAATTGATAATACTCTATTCCTCTAACTTCTATCACCATGAATTTCTCCGAACAATGGTGACAAGTTCTTTTAGTTACCAACTGTAATATGTGAGCCATTATATCATCAGTCCTAACTTAGTATATATTTCAACTAAATCCTCACCCTTAAGTAACTTCTTAATGTCATTATAAGTTATAGTTCTTCTAACACCAGTTTCCGTTCTTTCCTTATCTATAACATCTATTTTAAATGCTATATCTATCTTTTCTTTAACTTGTCTTTGCATTTCCGTAGCCAATTCTACTTTCTTATACAGTTTCATATTAAAATCTCTTATATCCTTGATTTGCTTGTCTCTTTCCTGGATGCACCATTCCATTCCCTTAATTTGCTTATTTCTTCTCTCCAGTTCAAGCTTTAATCTTTCAATTTCCTTACTCTTCTCCTTTTCTCTAACTTCTGATAGATTAAGCTTTTGCTTTAAATCTAAAACTTTATTATCCGATGCATATTTAGTCGCTTCTAAAACTTTTATATCCTTAACTAACTCACGAGTTTCCTTCTCATAAGTACTTCTTAAAACAAATGGTAATTTTATTTTCATCTTTAGCTCCCCCAATTAATTTATATTTCAATGTAAAATCTATTTACAAGATAATCTCCATACTCTTTACCTTCTTGGTATACTTCTTCTTTTTCAAATGTATTAAAGTGTTTGTACTTTTTATTAAGCTGTAACTCATGTTTAGCTATAATGACGTTATAGTTATCAGTTACAAACTTTTCTACTACTCTGTTATGGGTATTTATAAATGATGAATCTATAAGATTCTTTAATGTAACTATAAGTTTGCAACTAGCTCTTTTTACTTCTTTATTGATTTGCATTTATTCAGCTCCTTTATCTGTTCTATTACTACATATCTATCTAAGATTTCACTTAATCTAATAGTTATAGGTGTATGTCCAAATTCTTCATATAGCTCCCCTAAAGCTTGTTTTAATGCTTCCATGCTATACCCCCTTATTCTTCTTTTCCTTTGATTCCCCAGGCACTCATTATCTTGTCTGCACTTATTGGATACTTTATTTCTCCATCAATTTCAGTTCCACATATGCACTGTGCCAATGCCATATAATTTGGATATGTTTTATAATCACTCGGTTTAAAAAATGTCTCTTTTACACTTGGTATGCTAACTTCTTTTTTCATATCATCAGCTCCCCATAAATTTAGGATTTGAATAATTTATTTCCATTTTCTTAAAATAAGCTTCTTTAATTTCTTCCATATCAAATCCTAAGCTATAAACAAGCTCTACATATTTGGTTATCAAAGTGTCTAGCTTATGCTTACCAAACATCTTCCTCCATGGTAATGTAGTTATTTTATAAGCTATATAAATAAACTGTTTTTCTAAACTTGTTGTTTGAGTTTCCTCAACTGTAACAACTAAATCTACATCTAATTCATTTGCTAAGTTACCTAAATGACTTAACAAGTCCGCTAATTCCTCTTTTAATCTATCTTGATTAACTGGTGATCTATCCCACCACTTGTGTATCTTAGTTTCATTTAGTACTTCTACTAGTTCACTCAGCAGAGCTAATGTAAGCCACATAGGGACTTCAAATTTACTTTCTTGATAATTTATATCTTCAATACTTTTCAAATGCTCTATAAAGCTTTTTTGCTCTTTTTTTACATAGTTTAAATCTATAAATTTACTCATGTTTTTCATTCCCCACTTTGTACTCAATTTTATATCTTTTTCTAAATAACCTTTTAGCTGCTATGGCTCTGTTGATATTATTTCTACTAGCATTTAAGTAATCACACGTCTTATTAACACTTTCAAACTCTATGATTTCATCCTTTAACATATCTGTAACCATTACAGGTTTTCTTTCAACTGATCTTATAGGTTCTAAAGCTTGTATTCTATATCTCTTTCTAAATAGTCTATTGTGCTTTATATAAGTCGTTATATCTGCCCTTCTCATGTTTAAAAATTCGCAACAATCACTTAGTTTATCAAATTCAATTTCTTTATTTTCAACCTCATCTAAAACTTTTACTTTATAATTATGATTTTGCTTAGGTTTAACTTTTCTATAATCTCCTCCCTCAGGATCTTTAGAATCATCAAGAGCTATATATTTAACAGCTTTTCCTATACTTAAACTTGGATCTAATATGCAAGCCAGTAATGCCATATAATTATCAGTTAAGTCAAAATCATATGTGTTTGTATAATTCATTTTCATTTCCCCCTTTACAAGGAGGGGTTAACCCTCCTTAATTAAATTTTCCCTTTTGACTCTCTTGAAGTATTTTTTCTAATTCATCAGAACTATACTTATTGAAAGTTTGATTTATATTATGAAATCTAGTCTTTACACTAGGTATAGAATTTTTATTTTTGCCAATAATAGGTTTATAATCCTCATGAATGGCTTTAATTAGATAGCCAACGATGTTTTTAACATCTGGTGCATTTTTTACTAGTTCAAGCTTTTCTCTCAAATAACTAATTTCCCTTTCAGTAGCTAAAAATGCATTAGCTACTTTTTTTATGTCTTCATCTTCTAGTAAGAAGTATTTATTAATTTCATCAACAACCTCAACCAATATCTTCTTTACTTCTTCTTTTTCTTTTTGTTGTTGTTTTTCTTTTTGTTTTTCTTTTTGTTTTTCTTTTTGTTTTTGCCCACCGTCCGTTATACGGCTCGTGTTATCTGTGGATAACTCATAAGCATCCAAGAATAAATTTCTTATTTTTTCTTTGCTTATTCCTGATAGCATATACATTATAAATCTCTTATCTTTTACTTTTTTTAACTCAGATTCTATGCAATCAAGCACTGGTTTACTATGATTGTCTAAGTTATACTTAGCCCAATTTAATATACATATTTCTCTAGTTTCTAAATTGTATTTTATTATTCTATGGTGATTTTCAAATCTATCCATAAGAGCATTTACACTTTCTAGAGAGTATCCAAGTTCAAATGCCATTTGTTTTTTAGTTATCTGATATATCCCTATTTGAGTTGTCTTAGGATTAGTTAACAAGTATAAGTAAAATAATTTATCCTCTGGTGTCATTTCTTCTATCACTCTTGGATCTTCCCAAAACTCAGTTTGAACTGACCTATATTTTGCCATTTATCTCACCTTCTTTATGATTATCTTTAGTCCTAGAAGTAAGAGTAGATAATAAACTCCTACTTCTTTCATAAAATCTACTATTTTAAATCTATAGATGCTTGTACGTCTTCTTCCTCTTTCACCTCAAAGTTAGCTTCTATAGTCTCAGTTTCATCAGCTACTAAACTCATATCTTCATCTATCTTTGTTTTAACAGTTTCATCTGAACTAACAGCTCTTTGCATTTCTATACTTAATGGTGCATATTTTAAAAGTTGTTTTATAACTGTTTTCTTTGCCATTGCATCAAAGTCAGTTTGCCAAGGTCCGTTATTAAATGTTTTACTCTTGTTCTTAGCATGAGTCAATATTTCATCCTTTGTCATGAATATAAAACTATGACCTCCAGTATCTAAATGGTAAACTGCATAGTATCCTATAACTTCGCCCCTATCACCTTTTAGTACTGGTTCATGTATTAAATCTTGATGTAAACCATACTTAACCTCAAACTTGTCATTTTCTCTTACTTCATGTGCATATAAAGTTTTTATCTTACCACTTCTTAGTGCTAATTCTAGTAATCCTTTATATCCAACTTGAAATTGAACTTTATTTCCATATGGTATTAAGTAAGCTTGTCCTAGAGGTGTATTTGGCTCTAGTCCTAATTGTGCTGAATCCATCATTGCAGCTAAGAAACTCATAGGCTCACAATTTAGGAATTTAGGATTACTCCCAAAAGCAGTTAATGCTACCCTTTGGAATCTCTCACTTGACATATGTTCTGGTAAAGCTTTCTTTATTTGGCCTGCCATTTGTGTCATTAATTGTTCCATTGCTTTATTTGGGCTAACTTTCTTCGCTACTGTAGACCCTGTTGCTTTATTTGCTAATTTATTTTTTAAATCACTCATTTCATCTACCATCCTTTTCTAGTTTATTTTCCTATTCTAAAAGTTCTTGAAGTACTTGTTTTAGTATATTGTGCTGCTATATCTGGCATTTCAGATTTAAGCTTTTTACTATCTATTGAATTTCTACTTGAAGTTTTCCAAGTTATTTTTCTATCACCTATTTTTGCAACTTCAAAACCTTCCATATGAAGTTGTATTTCCTGTTCTATCAATTTCTTTTCAGTTTCTAAGGCTTTTATATCTGTGACTATCTCGTCATATTTTAAAAGCTTTTGAGGACCATCTTTTAATAAATGAAGTTCTATTTCTTGTCCATTTGATTTTTTATACTTCTCTTTTAAATATTCTGAATAAGCATCTGATCCATCTGGTAAAGGAACTATGTCTTTTAATATGTTCTCTTCCCAAAACTCTTTTTCTATTTGCATAAGATAATCTATTGTTTCTTGATCTCTTTCTATCTTGTGCCATATAAAATCACTGTTTCCTATTAAAGCTGCTATATAGCAATGTGTTGCTCCTGTTATGGCCATGTAGTGTAAGCATTGTATTTCATAATGTGGTGGTACTCCATCTTGCCATTCTTTAAGTGCAAATGAATTAGTTGTCTTACATTCCAAGAATGCTTTTTCTCCTACTATAGCTCTATCTATGTTAGCTAGTGCAAATGGATATTTTTCATTTTTAAGTATTCCATTTACATTTCTTACTTTTAATCCAGTTTCTTCTGTAAATAACTCAGCAACTAATCCTTCTAACCTGTTGCCTAACTCCATTCGTAATGATTTAATCTCTTGTGGATTTTCTTCTTTCTTATCCATATAAAGTTGGATTGAACTTTTCCAAGGATTTAATCCTGCTATTGCAGAAGCATCACTTCCACCTATTCCTGCTTGTCTATTTTTAAGCCATTCCTCTTTTGTCATAGTCTTTGTATCATCTATTACCTTTGCATCTAAATATCTTCTAAACTTTTCATTTTGAGATAGTATTGCAACTTCGCTCATAATGTGTTATCCTCCTAGTTAATTGTTTTTATTGCCAAGGACCTAATCCATAAGTGTCGCAGCTTATTGGTTCTTGGTCTATTTTTAATGCTTGAAACTCTTCATCATTGACAGTTTCTTCAAATCCCTCAAGTTCTTCATCTAGTATAAGTATTTGATTTTTCAACTCTTCAAAATCTATTTCTACATCATCTAAATCTTCTAATTTAGAAGTTCCATTTATAGTGTTTTCTAGATTATTAGTTTCTTTTTTTATCTTTAACATAGTTTTTCTAAGTTCTTTTACTAATTCTATATATCTCATTTTCAGGACCTACTTTCTTTCTAATCTCATTCCTGCAAATTTACCATCTGCATAAATTAGAACCCAATTTTTCTTGGTGTAAAGCTCTATGCAATCTCCTAATGTTAATTCTGAAAAAGTTTTGTTCATATTCATTTGTTATCCCCCTTTTAAAATCCATCCCAATGATCTAACCAATCTAAGAATGGTTGTGATGGGATTTTATATAACCTCCCTATTTTTATAACTTTGAACATATCTCCTGTTGTTTGTGCTTGTTTTATTAAGTTGTATGCTGTTTTCTCACAAACTCCTAATATTTTTTGAATATCTTTAGGTGTTAAAACTTTCTTTTCCATATTTGTCTCCTTATAATTTTCTTGAATCTATTAATCAAAACCTACCACCATTTCTAATCCACTTTTCATAGCTTAATCTATCTAAACGGTATTCTCTACCAACCTTGGTTATACAAAACAAGTCATTTTTATCAGCATATCTAGCCAAACTTCTTACATAACATTCAGATGCTTGTATATATTTTGCAAACTTCTTAACATCCATATATTCCTTTGGAGCGTAGTCTTTATCATCCCTAAACATTTGCATAACTTCTACTATGTCTTCTCTTTCTGATATAGCTAATAAAAGAGAATCTCTATCTATATTTCTAACTACTAATTTCTGCATTTCCGATGCCATTTTAATAACCTCCTATACAAATGCCACTTGGCTATTTATCATACTTATTTGTTCATTTAATGATAGTGTTAAGTTATAACGCTCTACTATATCAATAGCCTCACTTAAGTATCTTCTCTTTATAGCTTTATAACTGTTAACATCAAACTCTCTTTTTAATTGTCTATGTATATCGCTATATACTTTTGCTCTTATTGATTTATTGTTATATGCTTTGCTTCCATGTCCACCAAGTACCCTAGTTCCTACTCTCTTAACTGCTTTTGATATTTCCTCACACTCAACTGTAAAAAGTGGTAGGTCCTCTTTAAAATCTTTTAAATCTTCTTTAACTTCCTCGATCTTCTGTCCTTGCTCTTCAAGTGCCTTATATTGTAGTTTTAATAACTCCATAGGGCTTAATATCTTAGCTGGTTCTTTTAATTTATTTTCTAATCCTTCTATATACTGTTGAGTTTTATATCTAACTAATGCACTTTCTTTATTTAACATCTGCATTATTCCTGCTTTGTTCATTTTGTAACATGGTCTTTCTTCACCTTTTGCATCTATATAACTAACCAGCGAAAAATTTCCCCCGTTAGTAATTCCTGATTTTTCTAATGTTTCTATTTCTTTTCTAATGCTTTTCATAAAATCTCTATGTTCTTTTTTAGTTGTGTTTCCTTCTTCCTTTCTAAAGTTGTTTATTAATTCCACAACTTCTAAACTTGTCATTGTTACTGTTTCAGTTTGAGCTATTGTTAAACTTGTCATTTATTTCATCCTACTATTTTGAATTTTTGATTTCTAACTGGTTAAACTATTTAAAATAACTTTTAATATTATGTAGTCAACCTTCTGTTGTCTGAATTATTAAAAAAAAGTTCTACTACTGATACTCCAAAATATTCAGCTAATTTTTTAGCTTCTGATATTGTAAACTCAGTTTTTCCATTTTCTTTATTCCAATAAGTATTAGGACTCATTCCTAAATATTTAGCTACATCTGACTGATTTACAGCTTTTAACTCTCTTTCAGCTTTAAGTTTTAGATTAGGCATTCATCTCACCTCCTAGTCAACTTTTTGTTGTCTTGCTATATTTACATTATAGACAACGTTTTGTTTACCGTCAACACTATTTTTGCATTTTTTTATAATTAATATTCATTTTGTTATACTTTTTTCTAAAAAATCAACAAATCGTTTATAATATATTGTGAAAGTAATAGTAGGAGGTGATTATATGAAGTTTGCTGAAATACTTAGAAAAGAAAGAGTAAATTTAGGTTTAAATCAAGTCGAATTTGCAAAAATTTTCAACGTAACAAAACAAACTGTTTCTAACTGGGAAAATGGAAATCGAAACCCAGATAGCGCTACCCTATCTAAATTGGCTGACTACTTTGGTGTAACCGTAGATTATCTCCTTGGAAGAACAGATGAAAGCACTATAAATAAAGAAAAAGCAAAACTTGATCAAAGTGTAAAAACAATAGCTGCTCATAGATTAGGCGATGTTGAAGATTTAGATGACAATGCTATTGAAAAAATAAATGAGTATATAGAATTTATAAGACTGCAACAAAATAAAAATAAATTATAATAAATCAGTATATATAAGCTTATACTTATTTATTAATATGATAGAATATTATTAAGGAGTTTTATTTATGACAATTAAATTGAATACATATTATGTTATTCCATTACTACTACTATTTTTTGCTATATCTTTTTTTGGAATAGGAATGTTTATATCTAGATGTACTTTAAAAGAAAAATGTAATAAGTGTAATAATTGCAAGGAAAAAAATATACATGATATATTTAGTGCATTTACAAAAAAAGATATGGCTTATTGGTTTGTTATTTTGTTATTTTTTATTATTTTTTGGGTTTCTTCATATCTTTATAATGATACTGATTTAGTTAGTTACATCGGGTTTAGTGGTACTATTGTATCTATATTTTTAGGTATAATAGCAATTATATATTCTTATTTTCAAACATCAGATAATGCTTATACTCAAAAAGAATTATCTAAAACTTTAGATGAATTAAATAAAGCATCTACTAATATAACTACTAGTGTAGATAAGTTTAGTAGCTTAGAATCTAAAGTTTTATCTTTATCTGCAGATTTGAAAAATACATTAGATATTATCAATGTAATGAGAGAAGATTTAAAAGATAATTTTGAAAAAACTAACAAAAACATAGAATCTGTTATACAGACTCATACAATTAACTCATCTTCATCAGTTAGTGATTGGGATGACATTCTGTTTTAATCTTTATAATTTTTTAATGAAGGAGGTAAAAATAATGAATGAATTAAATTTAGGTATTCTTTTAGCAAAAAATGTTGATTTTGTTGACTCAGGAAATGAATCATCTCAAATTTCAAGTATAAATGATATATTTAGAACTATAACTATAAATAAAGATGAAAGAGCTTATTTTTATATTATAGCATTGGTCAATGGCATTTTAAATCAAAATTACTATTTAAATATATTTTTAGAAACAGATGGGGAGAACCGAAAATCTATGTTACATTTAGGTTCTTCTTCTATATTAAATAACTACACTTCAGATGTTAATAATAAGCAAATACAATTAGACTATACTAATGTTATTAAGGTTACAACTAATTTCCCTAAAAGTGGTGAATATAGATTAATAGGTATTATTTGTAGAGATAACTTTGAAGATATTAATAAAGAACACAAAAGCAATACCCTTTTAAAAATTCTAGAGGATAAAAATTATATTTGCAAAAACTCAATCAAATTCTCAGTTGAATATTTAAATATAACTAATTAAAGTATATAATGAGCAGTTATTCTGCTCTTTTTTATACACTTTATCAGAACATACGTTCTTAGTAATTTGGGGGTTATTATGACAAAGTTAGAAAAATTGTTTAATTTAGCTGAAAAAAATGGAATAGAAATACATTATACAGATTTGAAAAAATTGGGTTTTATGGGATTATATATAGAATGTTATGAATCTCCTTCTATGATACTATTAGATGATTCTCTAAAAAGTAATTATAAGAAAGCATATAAAGTTCTTTTAGAAGAATTAGGTCATCACTATACGAGTTCTGGAGATTCTATCAGTTGTGTTGATACTTACTTAGATAAACTTAAGGTTAATAAATGTGAAATAAAAGCTGAACGCTGGCTTTGCCATTATTTAATATCAAATAATGATTTAATTAATGCTATAAATAAATACCCTACATCTGTAGAAGATATATGTGAATGCCTAGATATTGATATAGAAATGCTTCTAAGCAAACTTAAATTTTTATCTTTAGAAAATAAATCATTAGATTTAGGTTATGGTAATTTTTTAATCTTAACCAACTTGCCTAATCTTATGATTCTACCAACAATAATCCAATAAGAAAGGTTGTGAATTTATGAATATTAAATCTTCATTTATAGCTAAAAAGCGTGGCTATTTTTATGTTGCTATAGACTATTATGATGCTGATTCTGGAAAGATTAAACAAAAACTTTTAAAACGATTCGAGAATAAAAAAGATGCTGAAAAACATCTTATTGAAGTTAAGAGTTCCATTAATAATAATAAGTTCTCTAATCCTTCAAATATAACTTTTGTAGATAGATGTTGGCAATATTATAATGATGAAGTTAAGAATTTTTCTCCAACGACACTTAAAAGATCTAAAACAGTTATAGATAAACATATTGCTGGATTCTTTAAAAACACAAAATTATCTGATGTAAGTGTAAGTTTATATCAAAGGTTTGTAAATCATATGTATACTAAAGATTTAAAAGTAAGTACTATAAAAGAAATATTAAACAAGAGTGATGCAGTGTTACATGAATGTTACAGACTTAGAGAGATCCCGGAAAAGATACCCGACTTTATTATGCATCCGAAGCGTACAGATTCGACTTCTAAGGAAGTGTATACTATTGATGAATCTAAAAAAATTCTTAGTGAAGTAAGCTCCGTCCAGTTATTAAATATACCTATGCACTTATTCTTATTAGGTGGTTTAAGATTTGGAGAAATGGCAGGCCTTCTTTGGGAAGATGTTAGTTTTAAAACTAATACATTAAAAATAAAACATAATCTAATTTATGTAAATGGAACATATTACTTAAGACAAACAAAAACAGATGGTAGTACTAGAGAAATTTCTGTTCCTGAACATGTTATGAAATTATTAAAGGATGAAAAAATAAGACAAAACAAATTAAAAGTCCAAGGATTATTAAAAAATGAGTATAACGTAGTATGTATAAATAATTTAAACAAATATTGGAATAATAGTTCGTTTGCTCTTTCATATAAAAGATTTTTAAATAATATTGGAGTTAGATATATTAATATACATTCATTAAGACATGCACATGCTACAATTCTAATTTCAGCTGGAACAGATATGAAAACCGTATCTGAAAGATTAGGACATACTGATATAAAAATGACTATGAATACGTATAGCCATGTTTTAAAAGAAATGGATAAAACAGCTTCTGATAATATAGAAAAAATCCTTCTTTAA